CTCAAATTTTTGCGTGCGCAGGTTTTGGGGGGAGGGGTACTCCCGTCGATGGGTCGTGATGGCTGGATGGTGGCAACGAATCAAGGAATTTGAACATGACAGGATCACGCGGACCGCTGCCAAAGCCTGCCGCGCTGAGAGCGTTGGAAGGAAATCCCGGGAAACGGGCACTTAATTTGGCCGAAGGGATCAATCCCCAGGTGGAGATTCCCACCGCCCCCAAGCATCTGAGTCAAGAAGCGCGCAAGGAATGGAAGCGCATCACGCCCTTCTTGGAAGAGCTGGGACTGATCAGCGGCTTGGACCGTGCGGCCCTGGCGCTGTATTGCCAGGCGGTTGGCCGGCTGTCGGAGTTGGAAACTGCCTTCAATGGCAAGGTCGACCGCTACGTGGCCGATGAAAAAATGGCTTACGCTGACGCGGTTTACGCTGCCAGCTACAGCGTGACGCCCAGCGGCTACGCCCAGCAAAGCGTCATCGTGCAGCTGATCAAGTCGCACCGCGAACAGGTCAACCGTTACCTGATGCACTTCGGCCTGAGCCCTGCAGCGCGTGGCCGTGTGCAGGCATCGAACTATGTGCAGCCCACGCTGCCCGGCATTGAGCCAGCGCCCACCAGTGCGCCGCAAGGGTTTGCCCAGTTCGCAGCCCGGCCTCAGCTGGTGCAATGAACAAGTATGTAGAGGCTGCGCAGCAGTATGCGCAGCTGGTACAGACAGGTGAAATCCCTGCCTGCAAATGGACGCGCCTGGCCATCGATAGGCAAATTGAAGACCTGCAGCGCGAGCCCAGTGAGCAATGGCCCTGGGTGTTTGACGCCGATCGTGCCGCCCGGATCTGTGCCTTCCTGGAGCTGCTGCCCCACATCAAAGGCAAGTGGGCGCGTGATGGCCGGTTGCTGGTGCTGGACCCGTGGCAGTGCTTTATCGTCACCACCGTGTTCGGCTGGGTGCACCGCATCACCGGCCTGCGCAGGTTTCGCGAGGCTTACATTGAGGTGCCGCGTAAGAACGGCAAGAGTTTGGTATCGGCTGGCGTCGGCTTGTACATGCTGTCAGCCGATGGCGAACAGGGCGCCGAGGTTTACAGCGCGGCCACCACCCGCGACCAGGCACGCATCGTGTTTGACGATGCCAAGGGCATGGCCGAACGTACGCCCGACATGCGCACCTATCTGGGCGTGGCCATCCTGACGCACTCGATCACGGTGGCGCACAGTTCCAGCAAGTTTTCCCCGTTGGCTGCTGAAGCCAGCACGCAGGACGGCCTGAACGTGCACTGCGCCGTCATTGACGAGTTGCACGCGCACAAGAAACGTGACCTGTACGACGTGATCGACACCGCCCGTGGCGCCCGTGAACAGAGTCTGCTGTGGCTCATCACCACGGCCGGCACCGACCGCAGCGGCATCTGCTACGAACGGCGCACGCACATCACCAAGGTGCTGGACCGGGTGATTGATGACGCCACCATGTTCGGAATCATCTACTCGATTGACGACAAAGACGACCCGTTTGACCCCAGCACCTGGGCCAAAGCGAATCCAAACTGGGGCGTGTCGGTGCTGCCGGATGATATGGAGGCCGCAGCCCGCAAGGCCGCTGCCATGCCCAGCGCCCTGAATAATTTTCTGACCAAACGCCTGAACGTCTGGGTCAACGGCGAAAGCCCATGGATGGATATGCGGGCCTGGGAGCGCTGCGCCGACCCGGATATGCAAATCAGCGATTTTGCTGGCGAAAAATGCTGGATGGGCCTCGATCTGGCCCAGAAAAAAGACTTTGCCGCGCTGTGCCTGGTGTTTCAGCGTGGCGACGTGTGGCACGTGTTCACACGTCTGTACCTGAATGACCTGGCGGTGCAGGAAAGCGGCAACGCCCACCTGAGTGGTTGGGCTCGGGCCGGGCATGTGGTCGTGACTGATGGCGACATCACCGACTTTGACGTGCTGGCCGAGGACATGCGCAGTTACTGCAAGCAGTTTGATGTGCAGGAAATCGCCTTTGACCCGGCCCTGAGCATGTATTTCGCGGGCAAGTTGATCGAAGAGGGCCTGCCACTGGTCGAAATCGCCCAGCGCGCCCTGTTCTTCACGCCACCTTTGATCCAGGTCGAGAACCTGGTGCTTGAGAAAAAACTGAAATTTGACGGCAACCCCGTCATGACCTGGATGGTCAGCAACCTTGTGGTCAAGGTCAGCAAGTTCAACGAGTTGCGATCCCCCACCAAAGAGCGCCCCGAAAACAAGATTGACGGCCCCATGGCCATGCTGATGGCGCTGGGACGGGCAATGTCCGTCGAAATTCAAGAAACATCTTTTTGGGAAGTAGCACAGTGAAACTATTCGGTCTAAATTTTGGGCGTAAGGCGTCGGGAGGCTATGACCTGCCGGACATCCTGTCCAGAATCCTGGGCCAAAGCAGAAAATCCAAGTCCGGTGCAATGGTCAGCCGGGACACTGCGCTGCAGGTTGGCACCGTGTTCAGTTGCGTTCGCGCCATTGCCGAGGGTGTTGCACAGGTGCCATTTCGCGTCATGCGCGAAACCGCATCGGCTGTTTCCGTCCACTCGCAGCGCCTTAGCGCCACTGACCACCCTTTGTATGACGTGCTGCACCGCAGTCCAAACGCCTGGCAGACGTCGTTCGAGTTTCGCGAAACCCTGATCCTGCACCTGGCCCTGACGGGTAGCGCCTTTGCATTCATCAACCGTGCCCGCGGCGTGGTGCAAGAGTTGATTTTGCTGGACCCGGCCCGGGTCACCGTTGTGCAAAACGCCGACTGGACTTTGACCTACAAAGTCAGCAACAAAAGCGGCGAATACAAAGAATACCCTGCCGAATCCATTTGGCACTTGCGCGGCCCTAGCTGGAACAGCATCAGCGGCCTGGATGTGATGCAGCTGGCACGCGAGGCCATCGGCCTGTCACTGGCGACTGAAGAGTCGCACGCATCGCTGCACGAGCACGGTGTGCGCCCCAGTGGTGTTTATTCGGTGGATGGATCTCTCAATCCTGAGCAGTACAAAAATTTGCGCGCGTGGATTGACTCCAGCCTGGCTGGTGCAGCCAATGCCGGCACTGTCATGCTGCTTGACCGCAACGCCAAGTTCACACCGCTGGCCACAACAGGCGTAGACGCTCAGCACCTGGAAACCCGGCGCTACCAGGTCGAAGAGGTTTGCCGGTTTTTTCGTGTCATGCCGATCATGGTGGGCTACAGCGACAAGGCTGCGACCTATGCCAGCGCCGAGCAAATGTTTTTGGCGCATGTGGTGCACACCCTGATGCCATGGTACGAACGCATTCAGCAGTCGGCAGAAATCAACCTGCTGACCAGACAGGACCGGGCAGACGGCTACTACATCAAGCTCAACGAGGCTGGGTTGCTTCGCGGTGCCATGAAGGATACCGCCGAATACCTCTACCGACTGACCATGGGCGGAATCATGGAGCGCAACGAAGTGCGCGCCAAGTTGGATTTGAACCCAATTGCGGGCCTGGATGAGCCACTGACCCCCATGAACATGACAACCGACACCAACGGCGCGGGCGACCAAACTGCAAAACAAGGAGCGCTCCATGCGTGACTACCTCGACATTCCATTTCACATCAAGGCCGTCTCTGAAGACGGCCTTTTTTCTGGGTACGGCTCAGTGTTCAACGTGGTTGACTCCTACAAAGAGGTCGTCGCGCCTGGCGCCTTTGCAGACTCCCTGCAGGCCAAGATGCCATCATTGCTTTGGCAGCATCGCAGCGGTGAGCCCATCGGCGTTTACACCGACGTCAAGGAAGACTCAGTGGGTCTGCACGTTGCGGGCAAGCTGGCCCTGAAGACCGCGCGTGGTGCCGAAGCCTATGAACTGCTCAAGATGGGCGCCGTCACCGGTCTATCGATTGGCTTTATTTCACGCGAAGACAGCTACGACAGGGTGAGCGGCATTCGCACCCTCAAAAAGGTTGATTTGTGGGAGGTGTCACTGGTCACATTCCCCGCCAATGACGCGGCCCGCGTTTCCGCAGTCAAGGGCATTGCACAGATCAAAACTATTCGTGACGTTGAAGCCTGCCTAAGGGAATCTGGCGGATTCAGCAAATCGGAATCGTTGGCACTCATTGCCCGCATCAAGTCCCTGCATGGTCGGAGTGAATCCGATGAGTTGGGCGAACTGGCTGCGCTGTTTCAGCGCGGAACCTCTCTCATCACTAACTGAAAGCACCACTATGAAAATGACTCGTAATCAGATGCTGATCGGCTTCCTGGCCATCATCGTCCTTCTGGCTTCGGCCGCCGCAATGCTGGGGCATCCCATCATCTCCCCTGAAACCTTTGCTGGCCTTGGCATGATTCCATTTGCCATGAGCGGCGAAATCGAACTCAAAGACATCAAAGTCCTGGTTGAAAAGCAAAACGAAGCCTGGGGTGAATTCACCCGAAAAAATGATGAACTGCTCAAGGCCAAGGCCGATGGCAAATCCGTCTCTGATCTGCAAGCCACGGTTGACAAGCTTAATGGTGCCTTCAAGGCCATCAATGACGAAGTGACCGAGATCGCCAAGAAAGCAAACCGGCCTCAAATTGACGGCGGCAAGCAAGTCACCGCTGAACAGGCGGAATACAAACAGGCTTTCAATAAGTTCCTGCGCAAGGGCGATGAAAACGGCCTGGCTGACCTGCAACGCAAGGCCTACAACACCGGCTCTGGTCCTGATGGCGGCTTCCTGGTGCTGCCTGAGATGGACTCGGAAATCATCCGAGTGGTTGGCGTCACCTCGGCCATCGGGCGCCTGGCTCGCCAAGTCACCATTGGCACCGACACCTTCAAGAAAGTTGCCAAAACAACCGGCATGGCAGCGCGTCGCGTTGGTCCTGGTGCAACAGGTGGCGAATCTACCAACCCAAAGTATGCAGAGCTGGAGTTTTCAGCACATACAGCTGAGGCTGAACCATGGATCTTCAATGAAACCCTTGAAGACGCCATTGTCAACCTGGAGCAAGACCTGGCGAACGAGGCCGCCATTGCCTTTGCCGAGCTGGCTGGCTCTGAATTCGCAGTCGGTACCGGTGTGGGCTCAGCTCGCGGCATCACTGCTTATGACACGGTGGCCAACGCATCCTACGCATGGGGCAAGCTCGGTTATATCAAATCCGGCGCATCGGCTGATTTTGCCGCCAGCAATCCTGCTGACAAGATCATCGATCTGCAGCACAGCCTGAAAGCCCAGTACCGCCCTGGCGCGGCATGGGTCACCAGTGATGCGGTCCTGGCCAAAGTTCGCCAGATGAAAGACGGCACCGGGGCTTTTTACCTGTGGCAACCCGATCCGCTGACCGGCTTTGGCGGTCGTTTGCTCGGCAACCCGGTGGAAATTGACGACAACATGCCCGCACTGGCTGCTGACAGTTACTCGCTTGCTTTTGGCAACTTCGCCCAGGGATATGTTGTTGTCAACCGCAGCGGCACCGTTGTCATCCGTGACAACCTCACGGCCAAGGGCAAGACCAAGTTCAACTTCCGCCGTCGCTTTGGTGGTGGAGTGCAGAACTTTGAAGCCATCAAGTTGATGAAATTCAACAGCTAAAAGCTTTCTTGAAAAGCTTCACGAAAAGCCCGGTATGCGCCGGGCTTTTTTGCTTCCTTACTTTCCAACAAAACTTAGGACATTCACATGAAAGACCTGTTCAATCTGATCCACCCGCTGCGTGCGATTTCTCCCGTATCAGAAGCTGGAACCACCGCACTGGTAGGCCAGATCATCGACAAAAAAGGCTTTGAGTCGCTGACTTACGTCATCGCAACCGGCTCCGTTGCCGATGCCGATGCCACTTTCACCGTATTACTCGAAGAAGGTGATGCAGCTAATTTGAGCGACGCCGCAGCCGTTGCTGATGCTGACTTGCTCGGCACTGAAGTATTGGCCGCATTTCAGTACGACGACGACAACGAAACCCGCAAGTTGGGCTACATCGGCTCCAAGCGCTACACGCGCTTGACCATCACGCCGGTGGCCAACGCCAGCGCGGCCCTGATTACTGCTGTTGCGATTTTGGGACATCCCATGATCGCGCCCACCGCCAATCCTCCAGTCTAAGCACGGCTGTGTCATGCGCCTGAGAAGTCAGGCGTATCTCGTAGCAACCAAAGCCGCCATCGAGCGGCTTTTTCTTTACCTGAAATCGGAGAATAAACATGGCGACAGGCACTATCAAGTGGTTTGCTGCGGGTCTGCTCGACTTGGGCAACAAAGTCCACAACTTGAGCAGTGACACGCTCAAACTCGGCATCGTCACCACCGGCACCGTGCCTGCTGTCAGCACCGCAGCACCCCACTGGGGCGGCACCGGCACGACCAACTTTGCTTCGACGCAAGTCGCCACCGCTGGCACCTCCTACACAGGCCCCAAGACCTTGGCGTCGGTCACCTGGACGAACGTCTCCAATGTGCCCACCCTGCGCGCCACCGACATCTCCATGGCGCAGGACGCCTCGGGTTTCGCCAATGGCGCCTACGGGATCATCTACAACGATACCGACGCCAACAAGCGCGCACTGGGCTATGTCGAACTGTCATCCGCTGGCGCGCTGTCTTTGGTGGCTGGCGCAGTCACGATTGATTGGGGCGGCGCAGGCACTGACATCCTGACCATCACACAGGCGTAAACATGACCGCCCTGATAGCCAATTTCACGGGTGCGGACAACACAAACGTCCTCACCAGCTACACTACAGACAGCGGCGACACCCTAATTTCCGTATACACCAGTGCCTCTGGTGTTCCGAAGATTTCCGGTAACCGCCTGTGGTCGAACGGCGGGAATTGGCTGCGGGCTAACACCAACTCCGCTTCAGCGGACGGCGCGGTCGAGGCGGTTGTGTGCCGGGTAGCAAGCACAAGCTCAGAATCCATCGGTATCTCGGTTCGCACGGGCGGGCCGTCCCAATCCGGGGCGTCATTGACGTTCTCGGGGTACTGCTTGATGCACTATGGCGGCAACTGGCACCTCTACTACGCGGTGTCGGGCGGATCGTTTACCGAAATCGGCACGGCAGTTTCCCAAACCCTCACAGTCGGGTCTGACTACAAGGTCAAACTCGAAGCCGTTGGATCAACCATCAAGTATTGGACGGATGACGCGGACGGAACCTACGTCTTGCGCGCCACCATCACCGACAGCCATGTGACGGCGACAGGTGCACCGGGCTTGTGGGTTGACAACGGCGGATTCGGCACAACGTCCACCGGATACCAGATCGACTCGCTACATGAGGTCGTGGCGGCAACTGCCATCACCATGACAGGCCCCACCTCGGGCACCACCGGGTCAGCCTCTACGAACTTCACCGTTGGCGCGGACGGAACCATCACTGGCACGGTCGTGGTCACTCCATCGGACGGTGGTGGTGGCGGTACGTTCACCCCCATGACTGTTTCCATCAGCAGCAGCTCGGCCACAGGCACCTTTACCTACACGCCCGCGTCGAACGGGGCCAAGACCATCAGCGCCACCAACAATGGCGGTCTGAGCAACCCGAGCAACATCACCTATACCGCGTCAACTCCCAGCGCAACAGCGGTCACGATGACAGGCCCGACATCGGGCACCTTGGGCGTTGCTTCAACCAATTTCACAGTCGGCGCGAACGGGGCTATCACTGGCACAGTCGTTGTCACACCCTCAGATGGTGGCGGTGGCGGAACCTTTACACCAACGACCGTATCCATCAGCAGTGGCACCCCCACCGGCACGTTCACCTACACCCCGGCATCCTCCGGTGCGAAGACGATTAGCTGCACAAACAACGGCAGTCTGAGCAACCCATCAAATATCACCTACACGGCGGCGGCAGCGGCAACCGCTGTCACCATGTCAGGGCCAAGCTCTGGCACCAACGGCACCGCGTCAACCAACTTTACGGTTGGGGCGGACGGAACCATCACTGGCACGGTCGTGGTCACACCGTCCGATGCCGGAAATGGCGGCACCTTTACGCCAACCACGGTCAGCATATCCAGCGGGTCGCCCACCGGAACGTTCACCTATACGCCTGCCAGCACTGGGGCCAAGACCATCAGCGTGACGAACAACGGGAGCCTGAGCAACCCGAGCAACATCACCTATACAGTCTCGGCGGCATCCTCCGCTGTCACGATGACCGGCCCATCCGCTGGCGTGTCCGGGTCTGCCTCCGCAGTCTTCACCATCGGCGCATCGGGGGCTATCTCTGGCACTGTGGTGGTCACCCCATCGGACGGTGGTGGCGGCGGCACCTTCACACCCTCAACGGTCAGCATCAGCACCGGGTCGCCAACGGCCACGTTTACCTACACGGCCGCCAGCACCGGGTCGAAGACTATTAGCGTCACGAACAACGGGGGGATGACAAATCCCTCAAACATCACGTTCGTGTCCTATGCTGCAAGCTCACTGGCAGCGGGCAGCCCATCGCTGACCTCCTGCACTACAACGACCATCAGCCTGAGTTGCACTGCGGCATCATCAGGCACCCCCGCGTACACATACCAATGGTATCGGTCAACCGCGCCAGACGCTGTTCTCGGCGCGCACAACCTGCTGACGGGCGCTACAAGTTTGACGCTTGCGGACTCTGCATCGCTGGTGGCCGATACCCCGTACTTTTACACCTGTCGGGCGACTGACTCGCTTGGTGCAGTGGCGGATTCCCTGCGCATTGCGGGCGTGCTGAAATCCGCGCCCCTGGTGATCGGCTTCATTGGTGACTCTATAACCTATGGCACAGGGCTGTCTGCGGGGCAATCGCCTCCTGAGCAGATCGTCGCCATCCTGCAAAAGCTGTACAAGCACCGAACGGTCACCACGGTGAATCAGGCTCATGGCGGTGCCAAGGCATCTGATTGGGTCAGCGGCAGCTCGTACCTCACCACAGCAAAAACAGCTTTTGCATCGGCTGGGGTTACCCATGTCCATGTCATGCTCGGCGCGAACGACGCAGGCCCTGCGGCCTTGGTCAGTGCAGCCACGTACAAGACCCAGTTGCAGAACATCATCGCTGACCTCAATGGCGCGGGGTACAAGGTCATTCTGTCGTGCTGCACATTCCTGACAGCGGGCGTGTCGTATGGCGCTGGCGACGTTGCCAGCGTGGCCCTGACGCTGGCTTACCGGGATGTGGTGGCGTCCCTCATAGATGGCGTGAACGTGTTGCGCGGCGATACCCTGTCGTTCAACTACTTCATAAACGCCCAATCCGAGTATCAAGGTGATCTTGTCCACCCCACCGCAGCCGGTGCGCTGTCGCTGGCACAAATGTGGGCACGCGCCATTGACCGCGCCTTGTTCAGCCCGGATCGGCCAGTGCCCACAAAAACGGTTACTTGCACCTTCAAAAACCGCTCGGGAACGGCGCAAGCCAATCTGACCGGCTTGAAGTGGCAATGGTCAGACATTCAAGGCACCGTGATTGATTCTGGCACCGGGGCAACCACGGACGCCAGCGGCGTTTTCTCCATCACCGTCCACAGCTACCTAGCCGCTGGCGGGATCGGATTTCTGGAAGTCACCAACGCCGCAGGCGTGGTGAATACCACTTACGTGTCGTTTGCAGGCCCTGCGGTGGTGGCTTAAATGGCGTCAATCCTTGACCCACAAGTTGATGGCGGCGGTGCTTACCTGCTCGATGCGCAGGAGTCGTCCACCGACATGGGACTGGTCTACGGCATCCCGGCTGCTGCTGCGGCAGACGGTGTAACTGCCAGTGTCGGGACAAGCGTGGCCATCGCCACGACCGCTGCGGATGCTGCGGCGGTGGGGGTCACGGCCAGCATTGGTAACGCCTCATCTGGCGCAACTATCAACACGGCCACCAGCAACGCCACTGCGGCGGGCGCTACAGCTACCGTCACCACGGTAAACGGCGACGTGACTGTCAGCGCGACACCAGGCAACGCCACGGCAAGCGGCGTGCTGGCCTCGCTGGGCATCTTCGCTGCGGCCAACATCACTTGCCTGGTTGGCAATGCCAGCGCCAACGGGGCGCGCGCGGGCGGGTCAATGCTGCGCGTATCCGGCGCCATGCCCACCGGGTGGCGCCCACACCGCACTGGGCGGGTGTCAACCAACCACCGGCCCGTGCGGCAGTAGTCCCAACCCAACAACCCAAGCCACTTTCGAGTGGCTTTTTTTTTCGTCCAAACATGGCACTCAAACTGATCACTGCGGCAGTCGATCTGGCGGTAACGCTGGCCGAGGCCAAACTCCACTTGCGGGTGGACGGTACTGATGACGACACCCTGATCCAGGCCCTGATCGTCGCCGCCACCGAGTCCGCCGAACAGGCCACAGGCCGCGCCATCATGCCCCAGACCTGGGAGCTGACCCTCGACCTGTTCCCCGAAGCCTTTGAGCTGACGCGCATTCCGGTCGTCAGCGTGGACAGCGTGACATACCAAGACGCCACAGGCGCCCCCACGGTGTTGACCAGCGCCCTCTACAGTTTGGACAACGCCGACGACTTCGGCCCTGCCTATGTGGTGCCTGCTTACGGCACCGACTGGCCCGAAACCCGCGACGAAACCAACGCGGTGGCCGTGCGCTACATAGCAGGCTACGCAGACTCTACGCTGGTGCCTGAACCCATCAAGACGTGGATCAAGTTGCAAGTCGGAGCGATGTATGAAAACCGTGAAGGCGATGTGATCGAACGCGCCTCGGCCATCCGCTTGCCGTTCGTGGATCGCTTGCTTGATCGTTATCGGGTGTGGGCATGAAAAGCATTCGGATTGTCAGCGACGGAAACCCGAACTCAACTCGGGTGTACACGTCCTCCGGTGAATTGCTGCAAGGCGTGGCGAAGGTTGAGATTGGTCCGATAGCACATGGCTCTGAGGTTGTCACGGCCAAGGTTACTTTTGTGCTGGTGGAGCTTGATGTCACCGCTGAACAGGTGGACGCATGAAAGCAGGCCAGCTTCGTCAGCGCGTCGTCCTGCAGACACAAGTCACCACGCAGGATGCCATCGGACAGCCGTCGACCACATGGGCCGATACGCTGACCCTGTGGGCAGATGTGCGCTATGTGTCGGGCCTGAGCGCCATTAAATCAGGCGCCGATGTTTCCATGTCCAAAGCCAGTATTCGCTTGCGTTACCTGGCCGTCAATGCAGGGCAGCGCATCAGGCACGGATCGGTGATCTACTCCATACAGGCTATGTTGCTTGACTCAAGGAAGGGCTATGTCGATCTGGTGTGCGAGGTGATCAATGCTCAAAGTTGAGTTTGATATGGCCGCAATCAATACCCAACTTGCGGCATTGACAAACCGTGTCAGCAATTCCATGCGGCCGGCCGCCCAGGCAGCCGCCAAGGTGTTTTACGACGAAGTGCGACTGCGTGCTCCCCGTAGCGAAAAAATGCACTTCACCAAGGGGAAAAAGCAGTCTTTTGCTCCTGGAAATTTGCAGAAAGCAATTTACCAAGCTTACAGCAGCAATCGCAGCATCAAGGGCGTGCGCGAAAGTTACTCGGTGTCCTGGAACAAATCCAAGGCTTTTTACGGTCGTTTCGTAGAGTTCGGCACTAGTCGAATGCCTGCTCACTCTTTTCTGCGCAGCTCTTATGCAGCCAAAAAACAAGAGGCCATGCAAGTCGCAAATAACGTGTTTGTGAGAAAGATGGGTGAGTCCAAATGACCGTCGAAGCCGACATTTTCAGCGCTCTGCAAGGCCTAGTGTCAAACCGCGTATTCCCCGACATTGCGCCGCTGGACACGCCACTGCCTTACATCACTTTCCAGCAGATTGGCGGCGAGGCTATTGGCTACATGGACAACACCGTCCCCGACGCCAAGAACGGCCGCTTTCAGGTGGATGTGTGGTCCCAATCGCGCATCCAGTGTGCTGCCCTGGCGCTGCAGATCGAGGCTGCAATGGTTCAGGCATCCGTCTTCCAGGCACGCCCCGTAGGTGCCCCATCAAGCCAGTACGAGCCAGATACCAAGCTGTACGGGAGTTTGCAAGATTTCACAGTGTGGTCCACCCGATAGAGCACACCGAACCCAACCAATGAACCCGCACTAGTTGCGGGTTTTTTGTTGCCCGCGAGGGCGTCACCAGCCGCAGCAATGCGGTTTTTTTTCGTCC